CGCTGCCGACCAAGCTCGCGCCGATGGTCGCGGTCGAGGATGCACAGAAAGTTATAGAGGAGATGATCGCCGATGGCGTCCACACAGCGCTCGGACAGCTCGCCGAAGGAATACCCGACGACGCCGGAAGCGATGCAGAGCCTACGCCAGGCGCTGAAATCGAGCCTCGCAAGATTGGCGCCGCCGCCAAAAATAACGATAAGCGAGTGGGCCGACCGCGAAAGAAAATTGTCGCCGGAAGCTAGTTCGGAGCCTGGCGCCTGGAATACCGGCCGCGCGCCATATCAACGCGGCGTGATGGATGCCATTAGCGACCCGCACATTGAGACGGTCGTTTTCATGTCCGGCAGTCAGGTCGGCAAGACCGAAATCTTGTTGAATACAATCGGATTTTTCATTCAACACGATCCTTCGCCGATATTGCTTTTACAGCCGACCCTCAGTATGGGGCAAGCGTTTTCCAAGGATCGACTCGCGCCGATGATCCGCGACACGCCGTCGCTGCGCCATAAGGTACAGGACGCGCGCGCGCGCGATAGCAACAACACGACTATGCACAAGGGGTTCGCCGGCGGTCATATAACGATAACGGGCGCCAACTCCCCATCCGGGTTGGCGTCGCGGCCGATTAGAATAGTGTTGTGCGACGAGGTGGACCGTGCGCCGGCGTCGGCCGGGTCGGAAGGCGACCCGATCCTGTTGGCGCAGCGCAGAAGCGCCACGTTTCACAATCGAAAACTGGTGTTGACCAGCACGCCGACCATTGCCGGCAGCTCGCGCATCGAGGCGGCATATGAGGAGTCCGATCAGCGTCGCTATTTCGTGCCGTGCCATGATTGCGGCAATAGTGACTATTTAAAATGGGCGAACGTGCGTTGGCCAAAAGATAACCCTGAAGCGGCGGTTTATGTTTGCGGAAGTTGCGGGTCGGCGTGGGATGACGTCACGCGCCAGCGCGCGCTGCGGAACGGCGAGTGGATAGCGGCGAAGCCGACGCACAAAACCGCCGGGTTTCACCTTTCCGGGCTTTACAGCCCCTGGACATCGCTCGGCCAGGCGGCGACCGATTTCTTGCAAGCCAAAAAGATGCCGGAAACCTTGCGGGTTTTTGTCAATACCTATCTCGGCGAATGTTTTGAAGACGCTGGCGAACAAATCGATGGCGTCATGGTTTCGGACAGGCGCGAGGATTGGGGCGATATCCTGCCGGAAGAGGTGGTGCTGATTACCGCCGGCGTCGATGTGAATGACGGCTTTATCACCGTTGAGGTGGTGGGTCACGGGCGAGATGAAGAAACCTGGTCGATTGATTATCAAACGATCTATGGCGACCCGTCCGCGCCCCAGATCTGGAACGAACTCGATGATTATCTAAAGCAAAATTATCCCCACCCAACGGGCATTGATCTGCCTATTCGGGCGACGTGCATCGATTCCGGTGGGCACTTTACCCAGGCGGTTTATAATTTTGTGCGGTCACGCGAAGGGCGCCGGGTGTTCGCGATCAAGGGCGTTGGCGGCGAAGGGAAGGCCATAATCGGCCGGCCGTCGAAAAACAATATCGGAAAAATCAGGTTGTTTCCGATCGGGGTCGACACGGCGAAAGAGCTGATTTATTCGCGATTAAGGATTGCCGAGCCGGGTCCGGGATATATGCATTTTCCCGAAGATCGCGACGACGAATATTTCCGGCAGCTTACCGCTGAGAAGATTGTGACGAAATATGTCCAGGGTCGCTCGAAACGGGCTTGGATCAAAACCCGCGTGCGGAATGAGGCACTCGATATCCGCGTTTATGCGCTGGCGGCGTTTTCGATGTTGAACACTAATATTAATCGGGTCGCCCAGCGGTTCGAGGCGCGGCCGGTCGAACCATCGTCCGATAAGAGTCATCACGCACCACAGCGCCGACCAAAGCGCCGATCCCAGGGCGGTTTCGTCAACGCGTGGCGTTAGGAAAAATATGGCAAATTTATTCGACACAGATTTGGCGCGAGAAACCGAGCCGGAGAAGATTGTTGCGGGCGACCGCCTTATCTTTAAACGTACGGACCTCGGCACTGATTATGCCAACGGTAGCTATACGCTGAAATATTCAGCGCGGCTTGAAGGCACCGGCTCAACCGAGATAGAGATAACGGCGTCGGCAAGCGGTGATGATTACCTTGTGCAAGTGAACTCTCTGACCACCGCAAGCTATGTGGCGGGGACATACCAGTGGCAGGCCTACATCACCCGCAATAGTGACAGCCAAAGGCTCACTATTGATCAGGGGTCGTGGGAGGTTGTTGCGAATAGAGATGCAGCCACGACTGACCCCCGTAGCCACCCGCGCATCATGGTCGAGAAGATCGAAAGCATCCTGGAGGGCCGCGCGGGGGCCGACGTGAACTCCTACTCGATCAACGGGCGCAGCCTGACCAAGATTCCAATCCCCGAATTGATGGAATTTCGTTCGAAATACAAGGCCGAATATCTCCGCGAGGTGCGGCGGGAGCGAGCGCGGAATGGCGTTGGCACTGGCGCGACCGTGCTGGTGAGGTTTTAGATGGGAATTTTTGATAGATTTTGGAAAAAGAAAACGCGTCGCCGGTCCTTCGCCGGCGCGTCGACCGGCAGACTATTCGCCGATTTTGCGAGTATGACGCGCAGCGCGGACAGCGAATTAAGACCGGCGCTGAGAACATTGCGCAATCGATGCCGGGAATTGGCGCGCAATGATGAATATGTGCGGCGGTATTTACAGCTTCTGAAAACAAATGTTGTCGGTCCACAGGGCGTCAGCGTCCAGGCCAAGGCGCGCAACAGCGACAATTCCCTGGATGCGCCGGGCAATAAAATCGTGGAGAAAGCCTGGGCGCGCTGGTCCAAGGTCGGCAACTGTACGGTCGATGGTCGGCTGTCGTTTGTCGACGCGCAGCGGCTCGTTGTCGAGACGGTTGCCAGGGATGGCGAGGCGCTGGTCCGCCTGATCCCCGGCGCGGCCAACGGCGACCGCTTTGCCATACAGTTTCTGGAGGCCGATCTTCTCGATGAGGAGCTGACGCGGAAGCTTGATAACGGCAACATGGTGCGCATGGGCGTCGAGGTCGACGCGTTCGGGCGCGCCGTGGCATATCATTTGTTGCGGGAGCATCCGGGCGATCATGAATTTGCCGAGGGATACACGCGCAAGCATACCAGGGTTCCGGCCGATCAACTGTTGCATATTTTCCAGCCCGATCGCCCGCATCAGACTCGCGGCTCGCCATCGATGGCCGCGGCGATTAATGCGCTGAAGATGTTGCATGGCTACCGCGAGGCGGAACTTGTAGCGGCGCGGGTCAGTTCGGCAAAAATGGGGTTTATTACATCGCCGGATGGTGATGGCTACGGCGGGGAGGACGTCGAGAACGAAAATTCGCCGATTATGTCGGCGGAACCAGGCACATTCGAGCAACTCAGCGCCGGCGAATCGATTCAGATGTTCGACCCGCAACATCCGGTGTCGGCGTTTGCTGATTTTCACAAGGCGGTTTTGCGCGGGATCGCGTCGTCGCTGGGGATTTCTTACGCATCGTTGGCCAGCGATCTTGAAAGCGTGAATTATTCGTCGATCCGGCAAGGTGCGCTTGATGAGCGCGACCATTACCGGACGCTGCAAGCGTTCCTGATTACGCATTTTATCGAGCCGGTTTTTCAAGCTTGGCTCACATCGGCGATGACGGTGGGGTCGCTGCCGCTGCCCATGACGCGGCACGAAAAGTTTTCCGGGGCAATTGTTTATCGGCCGCGCGGATTTTCGTGGATTGATCCTGTCAGGGAGATCAACGCCCAGGTTACCGGGATTCAGAACGGCTTGCTGAGTATGCAGGATGTTGCAACCCACTATGGCGCGGATATCGAAGACGTTTTCGAGTCTATCCAACGCGAGCGCGAGCTGGCCGACAAATACGGCATCGGCCTGGCGTTCCAACCGTTCGGCAACAAGGCAAACGCCGAGCCTCAAGTCACCAATATCGAGGAATAGAAAATGGAAAATAACGAAACCCCTGTCGTCGAGGAGACGACAGAAGAGGCTCCCGTTATGCCTGAAGAGGAACGGCGGGAAATCGTTGATCTCGAACACCGCTCGGTCGCGCTTGAGCGGGAATGGCTCGACGAAGAGAAACGAACAGTCCGCATTGCGGTCAGCTCGGAGGAGCCGGTCGAGCGCAGCTTTGGACTTGAGGTTTTAGAACATAGCGCGGAGGCTATTAACCTGGATTTCCTGGGTTCGGGTCGCGCGCCGTTGCTTTTGTCGCATCAGGCAGAGCAACAAATCGGAATCATCGAGAAAACCGAGATTGGATCGGACGCAGTGTTGCGGGCCGATGTGCGTTTTGGAAAAGGCGCGCTTGCTGATGAGGTCTTTCGAGATGTAGTTGACGGCATCCGATCGAATATTTCGGTCGGGTATCGAATTGATGAAATGTCCAAAAACGAGCGGGACGACGGGACGGTCGAGTTTCGCGCAGTGCATTGGACGCCTATGGAAGCCAGCATCGTTTCAATCCCCGCCGATTATGTCGGCTCGGGCGTTGGGCGGTCGGCCACAATTGAACCCACAATCGCAAAGGAAAATCCAGTTATGGAAACCGAAATTAACATCGAAGAAGTGCGAGCCGAAGCTGCTGCTTCTGCCCGCGCGGAATACGCGAAGGCCACCGGCGAAATTCTCGCCCTTGGATCTAAACATAACCGCCGGGATTTGGCCGAAGCCGCTATTGGCAAAGGCTGCACCGTCGAACAATTCCGCGGTGAATTGCTGGACGTGATCGGCAATGCCAAACCGCTTGAAGTTGCCGAGCCTGATATCTCGCCAAAAGACGAGCGCCAGTTCTCGTTCCTCCGCGCGATCCATGCGTCGGCAACGGGCGATTGGCGTGCTGCTGGTTACGAACGCGAGGTTTCTGACGAAATTGCCAAGCAATCGGGCCGCTCGCCCAAGGGCTTCTTTGCGCCTGGGTCGGCTTGGGGTCAAAGAAATCTCATCGCCGGCACCAATGCGGACGGTGGTTTTCTAAAAGGTACCGATCATCTCGGCAATGAGTTCATCGCCGCGTTACGCGGTCGGCTTGTTGTTGCTGGCCTGGGCGCTCGGATCATGTCCGGGTTGCAGGGTGATATCTCAATCCCGAAAATTTCGGCGGGTGCGGCAGCGGCTTTCGTCGGGGAGGGTTCGGCGGTTGCCGAGGTCAACCAGACATTCGCCGCGGTTACCCTGGCTCCGAAAACGCTTGGCGCCTTCACCGATATCTCGCGAAAATTGATGGCCCAAAGTGACCCGAGTGCGGAGGCTGTCGTCCGCGATGACCTGCTCAATGCGGTTGCGGCGAAGCTGGAAGACGTCACCATCGAAGGCGGCGGCTCCAACGAGCCGACCGGCATCACGGGGACGTCAGGAATCGGGTCCGTGGCTATCGGAACCAACGGCGGGGCACCGACTTTCGCCTCGGTCGTCAACCTGGTCAAAGAATGCGAAATTGACAATGCATTGATGACCGACAATCTGGCATTCCTGATGAATCCGAAGGTCAAGGCCAAATTGTCATCGACGGCGAAGGGTTCCGGCGATTCTGTGATGATCATGGAAGCACCCTGGGACAGCCTTTATGGCTATAAGATGGGCGTCACCACGCATGTGCCGTCCGATCTTACCAAGGGGTCCACCAGCGGCACCTGTTCGGCGATGATCTTTGGCGATTTCAGTCAGTTGCTGATGGGCTTCTGGTCTTCGCCCGACATTCTGGTCGACCCGTACACCGGCGGCAGCGCCGGCAACACCCGAGTAATCGTCATGCAGGACGTCGACGTGGCCGTTCGCCACGCGCAATCGTTCGCCGCCTGTCTCGATTACACCACCACTTAAGACTAAAGGGGAGGGGTTTCGGCTCCTCCCCAATTTTCAGAGGTTTCACATGAAAATAATTCTGAGTCGTGACGTTGCCATTGGCGGCGTTCACCGTGCGGCGGGCACGATCGTTGACGTCAGTGATGCCGATGGCATGGCGTTGATCAGCATGGGCAAGGGCCAGCCGGCCGACAAGTCCAAGCCGGCCGAGGATCGCAGCGTCGGCCTCACGACCAGCGACGCCCCGGCCTTGGTTAAACGTGGCCGGCGGAAAAAATAAATGGCGATCGAGGGAGACACGGAACGTGCGGTGTTTTTTGCAACGGGCGATTTTTCGGTTGCGTCGACTTATACGCCGAGCGGCGGGTCTGCCGCGACGGTCAATGGCATGTTTGATAAAAATTATTCTTTTGCCGATCTCGGCGGCGCTGTGGGTGTTGGGAGCAACGATCCGCGCTTTGTTTGCCGTACGGTCGATGTGTCGTCGGCGGCGAACGGCGATACGATCGTTGTTAGTGCCGTGACGTACACCGTGCGCAACGTCGAAGACGACGGCACGGGCATCACGACGCTGGTGCTGGAAGCCTGATGGCGCACGTCCGACAATTGATCCGCGACAATGTGATCACGGCGGTAACGTCGTTGTCGACGACCGGGGCCAATGTCTACCGCACGCGTATCTATCCGCTTGAGGCCGGCAATCTGCCGGGGTTGTGTGTTTATACGAGCGTCGAGGATTCGGCGGCTGATACCATGACCGGAACGCGCGGCATGGAGCGCAGCTGTGACATTATTATCGAGGCGTTTGTTCGCGCGGTGAGCAATTACGACAACACAATGGACACCATTAGCGCCGAGATCGAGGCCGCAATGGCGACCGACGTGACCCGCGGCGGCAACGCGAAAGACACAGTTTTGGTCCGTAGCGAGTTTGAATTGTCCGACGAAGGTGACCGGCCGCTCGCAATGGTCAGGCTGACCTATTCGGTTTTATATCGGACAGCGATCAATGACGCCACCGTGGCACTTTAGGAGGAATAAATGGCCAAAAAAGTAAAGTTGGTTTCGCCAAACGGCGGGACCGAAATCGAGATCAACGAAGACGATACGGCGTATCTGATCGAGAAGGGTTGGAAGCCCGCCGGATCGAAGAAACCCTCAACTAAATCTAGTCATAAAGGAGAATAACCAGTGGCAAATCATACAGGCTCAGAAGGTCTTGTTAAAGTTGGCGGAACAAACACCGTCGCAGAAGTCCGCTCGTGGTCTTTAAGCCATGAGAGTGAGACTATCGAAGATACCGCTATGGGCGACAGCTTTCGCTCGCACAAAGCCGGTTTGCAAACGTGGTCCGGGAGTTGCGATGTCTATTTTGATGAAACGGACACGAATGGCCAAGTGGCCATGACACCTGGCGCGAGCCTAACGGTCGGCTTTTATCCTGAAGGTGCAACGTCTGGCGATACTTATTATTCTGGCACCGCGCTGGTGACATCGGTCGAGCGATCGGCAGAACTGGACGGCATGGTGGAAGCATCCGTCAGCTTGCAGGGTGTCGGCGGTCTCACTACATCGACGGTCTAATGGCGTCTCCCATCCTTGAGCGGGTCAAAGCTCACCGGGAAGCGTTGGGGCGCCGCGAAATCGAGGTGCCGGAATGGTCGGATGACGACGGCGCCGCGACGATTTTATATTCGAGTCCGGTGACGCTGGCCGAAATGCGCAAATGGTACAAAGGCATCAGTGGCGAGGACATTTCTGTCCTGGTCGATGTCGTGATCTCTAAGGCCGAGGACAAGGACGGCGCGAAAGTCTTCACCCTGGAAGACAAGCAGCCTTTGTTGCGCACCGCGGAATTCACGGTCCTGAGTCGCGTCGCAACCGCGATGCTCGACCATGACGACGCGGACGACCTGGAAAAAAACTGAGGAGCGATCCGCTGCGGATGAGTGTTTTCGGCTTGGCCGAGCGTCTGCATAAATCCGTTGCAGAGATTGAGTGTTTGACGCTCGACGAATTCCTTGAGTGGGTCGCTTATTTTAAGATCACCGAAGGTACATGATGGCGAAACGGCATGTAATTGAAACGCGCCTGACGGCGACTGATAAGACCAAAGCCGCCTTTAATCGCGTTCAAAAGCGCATGAAATCGCTGAAAAAGGCGAGCCTCGTCGCGGGGGCCGGCGTCGCTGCGGTCGCGGCTGCTTTTGTTGTCGCCGCGCGGCGGGCTGTCAACTTTGGCGACAATATCGCGAAGACCGCGAACAAGCTGGGTATCGGAACGAAAGCGTTCCAAGAAATGCGTTTGGCGACCGATCTGGCGGGCGTTTCGAGTGGGCAATTCGAAAGCGCATTGGGCGCGATGTCCAAACGTATTGGCGAGCTGCGCCTGGGGACCGGAACACTTTTCACGGTAATGCAAAAACTCAACGATGACGCTTTTCGCAAGCAGATTTTATCGACCAAAGACAACGCCGAGGCGTTCCGCTTGTTTATCGGTCGCATCGCTTCGCTAGAAAATGCCCAAGATCGCGCCGCACTGTCAGCCGCTGCGTTCGGTCGCACCGCCGGCATCGCGTTGTCTAAGCTGTCGTTGGAGGAACTGGACAAGGGCGTCGCAATCGCGCGTGAGTTCGGCATCGCGATAGACGAGAACTTGTTGCGCGAAGCCGAGAAGCTGAAGGACGCGTTCACCATCGCGGCGTCAGTCTTTCAAAAGCAATTCTTTTCAGAGTTGCTGCGCGCAATGAAAAGTATTGATCTGAAAGAGTTTGCCATCAACATGGCGAAGCTTGCGAGCGGCGCGGTTCGCGCTGCGATGGGACTCGGGAAGCTGTTCGGCGTAATTTCAGAATCAAGGGTCGAAGTCCTCGAAACACAGATCGCGAGGTTGACCGAAAATATCGAGATCAATGAACGCAAGATAGCAAAGTGGGCAGCAGGAAATTCTAAGGCAACGACCACCATTGAAGATATGAAAAAAAGGGTGGTGGGATATTTGATTACGCTGAAGCTGCTAAAGGCTGAACTGAAGGCGCTAAAGCCCAGGCCTATGCCGCCGGTCAAAGATACTGGCTTTTTCCCTGATCCAGATGCCAGACATCGACCGAAGCCACCGAAGTCCGACGCCGAGCAAAAGAAAATAAAAAGTTTGCTCGCCGCGCTCGGAGCGTATCGAAATAAGATTCAGGCGACGGGCGTAGCTCTTCTCGATCTGACAAATCAAAAATTTAAGACCATCGAGGCGCTGGACACATACAAG